CTGCGCTGCGTATGCAGGCATAGATGCCACACCCGACTGACGTGTCAACACGTTGGCGGAGTAGGTCTCCCGCTCTGCACGGATGCTCTCTACGGATTTTTTCTGAACGAGCAAATAATCCCACGCCCCGTATTTGTTTTGGAACGCCAATGTGAGGGGTTCGTATCGTGGTTCGCATTGCACCTCAAAGCGATACGTGCGCAGGACGGTGGTGTCTGCCAAAAACTCCACCGTGTACCATTGCAGATTTGAAACGGATGAAGGTGGGTTGCTGATAAATGCAGCCAGGCACGTGTTCACCTCGTACGTCCCTCCATCGGCAAGCACACGGGCTTCGTATTCGTCAACAATATAGGCGGCATACTCGTTGAGGTTAGCAATGCCAACGGGCACATACCACATCCAGTTGCTTGAATTGGTGCCTCCCGTAATTGACAAGCTGGCAAAGCTGATCACCGAATCCGATCCATCCGAGTACGTTATGCGAATGCGGTCAGGCGGTGCCTCGGCTCCTAGCATTACGCCAATGGTCATGGCTTGGTTCTCTTGGATGGGAATGCCAACGGGCGATTGAGGCATGGAGGTGAGGATTCCTTCGGTGTCCGTTACCACGTCTTGATTCAACCCCTCTGCAAATTCCGTCCACCCATCGTATGCCTTTATGGTTGAGGATGTTGCTGAAACGCTGCCCGTTCCCGCTGATGTGGTGTACTCACGGAATTTTACCTGCACGTTCACCACCGAGGCAATGTTATTCTGCGCAGCTGCGTCATCATGCTGAATGTTCGTAGCCGATAGGAACGATTCCACCAAGTTGCGAATGTCAAAGTACCCATATCGTCCCGAAACTGGATCGGGTCTGCGGGTCAGTCGGTAGTTGTAGTACGCAGGAACCGATGCGCTGCTCCCCGTCCAGATGTACACATCTGCCACGTACTTAAATCCACCCGATGCGTATGCGGTGGAATCCAACCCGTACACCATAGGCGCACCTCCAAATGCGTATGCGGGTGGCTGTTGAACTATCGTGATAGCCATTACTTGTATTTTTTATTCAATTCGTTAATCGTAAAGTCCAGGAATTGCATCACGTCCAATTCGTATGCCTGGCGCAGTTCCTCTGGCAGTTGCTTGAATCCCAGGTTAAAGGGACGGGTGTAGAAGTCAGTTGGCTGAATGCCTTTGGCTTTGATTTTGATCATCACCAATCGGGCGGTTTCGGCATACGACAAGAACTTTTTTGTTTTGCCGTCTTTGAATTGCACCTTCTTTCTTGCAGCCCACGCATAGATTGCTCCAAACGGAGGCATCTTTCCTGGCTTGCGCCCCTTGTCCACCCATTCCCCGTATGCCTCCATCAGGAAGTCGAACTCAATGCTTTTGGGGTTCACCTTTGTTTCGTAGGCAAGCGAATTGTACAGCGTCTTTGTATTGTTTATTGGCCTTCCGTGCGGGGGTCTTTTGCGTGTAAGGTTAGCCCGTGACTGCGCCACTAGGTACTTGCCGAATTTATCAAGGGCTAGCTTGGTGTTCTCGGCTTTCTTTAGGTCGGGCTTTCCCGTGGCCATCAGCAGATGATCGTTGGGTTCGGGGTCTCAATTTGCAAGGTCATCTTCCAGCCGCAAAGGGTGTTCTCGAAGTCCTCATCTATCGGCTCGCATACGGGGTCGTTAACGAGGCGAAACCCATCCGTGTACAACGTGCCCCTGCGCATGGACGCAATCATCTCCTGTGCGCTAAAAAGGGCACGGTGATAGATGTCCTGCTTCATTGCTACCCCCTCGTATGAGTAGGGATCCACGTTCGGGTCTTGCTTGGAGTAGTCCACCACGTCCATGACAAGGATGTCCACATCGTAAATCACCGTCCGCTCCTGCACTTCGGCCTGGCCAACTAGCACATGGCACAAAGGGAACAAGGTCATCTTGCGCATGTCCACGTCAAAGATGTTTCCCCACGTGGTCGTATTGATATATGATGCGTTTGTGGCTGCCGTTTGGATGGCTTCGCACAACTGATAGTATCCGTATTTCATGTTTAGTAAACCTTTTACTTTACTTTTTGCAGGGCTGCGTCCACTTTGATTTTGTCAATCTCATACGCCAACCACATCAAGCATTGCTTCAATGGTGCCTCCGTGACGGCTTCAACATGTAGTACATCGCCTTGAGCGAGTTGATGGACAACTGCAAACCATCCCCACCGCTTTCCAAATTGGGCTTTGATCCCCCTCGGATCCCCTTCCCCTTCAAACACATCACTGAACTCATCTGCAATGCGAGCTGCAAACGAGTAAAAAAAGTGAGACACCCCTCCACGATGTCCATCGTTGTTTCTTCAAATACCTTTCCGTCATGGATGGATGGGTCGTATTTTGCTATCTCGTACCTCCCCGCACCCTTCTTGATGATTGGGCGGTACAATACCCCCAACCACTTGGTTGCGTTCTTGATTGGCTCCCGCATGTACTCCTGGCAGTCAATAAACTCACCCAGGGAGATATTGTCAAGGTCTGGGTGGAATCCGTACTCCACGCCATCCAGCTCTATGGTCTGGCGCAATGGTGGCTTCTCCGATAGGGCAAAGGTGAGTAAACTTTTGATGTCATCCAAGTCGGCCTTTGGGAACATGGGGTACTCGTCCGCATCAATACCGCAAAAGATGGAGAGTGCCAGTTGGTCTCCCGTCTCCTCGGTAGGGTTGGCACCAATGAAACGTTGGTAGTCCTTCAGCTTGATGTCGGCCAAGCAATTTGGTACGATTATTCTTCGTAGCATTTTTCTCGTGTGTTGTTGATATTGTCAATGTGGAAGAATTGCACGTCCTCGTACAACTGCTCTGCTAGCCCCCGTGCCATCTCTGGGGTGATTGTTTCCAATGCCTCCTTCCAATCGTATGCCGTCTTGCATAAGATGGAGTTGGTGGAATTTAGGAAGGGCGTGTACGGGTGCATGTCCTGCGCAATTAGGCACGTTTTAGTAAACCCCGCCTCAATGGCTTTGAGGTTGGACTTGCATCGGTTAAATTCAGTCGGTGCCAATGGGGCGATGGCCACGTCAATGTCCCGATACAACTCCCCGTAGTTGGTGTAGTCCCTCCGTTCAAATGCGTGCTTTGCTTTTATCGCTTGTTGGTAGTATTCTATTGCCCACGATTCGTGCCCTGATAGGTCAATGCCATTCCATTGCAGGTCATAGTCGTGGTGCAAGGCACCCAGGTACCCAACTCGTAACGTGTCGCTCTTGGTTTTCTCTCCCATCCATTGCTCCCGTCTTGGGTCAATGGCGTTGGGCAGGATCCAGATGGGCACATACGGGTTGATCTTTTGCAGCTTCTCGGCAAGGTACCCATTGGTCGTATGCAACTGATCTGCGATTTTGATCGTGTTGATGATGTGCGTTCCCTTCACCTGGCTTTTGCTGGAATGGTTGTGGGGTAGGTTCCACCAATCGTCAATGTCCAGGATCAACTTGATATTGTACGCATTCAGCATCGCACGGAACTGCCGATGGTCTTTTGAGGCAATGCCTCGGTTGACCACTAGGTACGAAACGTGTTCCTTCAATTTGTCCAGATCCTCAATGGTTCCAAACTTCACCATATAGCCACGCATCAGCATGTCCTCATACGGCACCTGGAGGCGGTGGTAAAATACCCCGCTCTCTTTTCCAATAACTAGAATCATCTCAAAGAATATCTGCCAAAGTTAGGGTTTGCCTTCTTGTTGAACACCGCATAGCGGGCTGCATCAATGGCGTGGTTGAAAGCGTCAATCGGTTTGTTAAGCAGGTTCCCATTCTTATCCTCTACCCACTTGTAATTTTGTAGCTCTTTGACTAGGTTCTTGCTGCGTGGGGTCACTACCAATTTGTAGCGTTTCAGTTGGTCAATGCCTGCCATTACGCTATCGGCTCCCTTCAACGTGGGCTTCACGTTCCATCCGAATTTGTGCAGCTCGTCAATGCTCTTGGGTTCGGCACTATCGGCAAAGATTTCAGCCCTGCGATCCAGGCCAAGTGAGGCAAGGGTGTTGTGAATGTCTCGGTTGGTCATTCCCGTCTGGTAGATGAACTCGTCCAAGTAAAGTGATGAGCCGTGTTCGTACACACCCACCAAGGTGCTGGGATCGTTCGTGTACCCGAAGTCCATTCCATAAGCCAGTAGTTTTGCGTCTGTGGGGATCTCCCCCGTGGTGAATGAAAAGATGGCTGCTCTGTTACTGCCACGCTCTCCTAGTCCATATACCCGCCAATAGTCCTCATCGGTATCACGCAGGCGTTCGATCTCCTCAACGATGATTTGATCCAGAAAGGGATTGTCCAGGTACGTGGTCTGATAGAAGTCGCAATCGTTGCGGGTGATTACCCTATCGTAAATCCAATGGAAGGTATCGGACGGGTTGTAGTCCAATACGATCTTGCCATCTGTACGGAAAATGAGCTGCTGCCAATCCTCGTAGAACAACTCGTTCGCCTCGTTGATGTAGAGCATGTTGCGCTTACGCCCCCGTATCTTTTGCGGTTGGTCAAGGGAGATAAACTCAATCATGTTGCCATTGAGGTGATACTCATGACTGCTCATGTTGTGGTTCTCCTCTCGGTATAAGTCATGCTCCCGCAATATCTCTAGGAAGTCACGCATCACGGAGGCACGCAGGGACGGGAAGGTCTTACGGCAAATGGTGACCACCTTCCCCGAGTTGGTAGCGCAGTAATGAAAAATAACCCACAGCAGGATGTTGTACGTTTTCCCGCTGCGAGTTCCCCCTTGCTCAACTGTTATGCGCTTGTCGCTTTTGAGCAGGTGCTTGAAAACCTTATTCGTCTTGATCCGTGTCAATGACCTCTACCTCAAATTGCTTGCTTTGCGAGATGTCCAACTCCGTCCGTTCCACGTACCCCCGCTTCTTTGCCTTGGTTTTCAAAAAGAAGATGGTGGCGGTGGAGTTACCCTCCTTGATCTGCTTATGCAGTTGGCTCTCTACAAAGTCAATGGTCATCTCTCCTATTGAATCGACTGCTGCTTTGTAGTCCGCATCCTCCCGCAGCCATCGGTAGTGCGTCTCCCGTGATATGTCAACCGATTTGCATGCCGAGGTCACGATGCCGAGGGACTTCTCCAGAGCTTCGATCATCGCCTTTTTACTTATGTCAGTTTTGGTCATAACGTATCTTTGTTTTACATTTGTTTCACATGCGAGGGAAGTGTAATGGTTGCACGCTTGGTATTCCAATCAAGAAGTGGCGTTCGAATCGACCTCCTCGCTCAAAGTAGCCCTCCTTTCTTGGAGGGTTATTTTTTTTCCTTTGTACATGCCAGCACCTATTTCATCTATTTTGCTAAATGGTAAAATGGGAACAGTTAATCTTTTCTTTGCGCTTTCATTAAGAAAATAAACGTATTTTAATTGAAAGCCTGGAACAGCACTTGCCCCAATATGATTTAAAAACCTTGTTGCTGGCCAAGTTGAAAACTCACCTACTTTGCCATATTTTTTTGATTGGTCGTTTTTGCTATTAGGGGAAAATCCAGGATTAAAAACTATGCTACAAACTACATCGCCATTAGGCATTTTCCACATAGATGTATTTTTTTTGATATCTACCAAGTAAAATCCACTTGCTCTATAAATACTTCCATCTCCGCATTGCGCTCCATCTGCATAAGAAACAACCCACTCAATATGCGGTGCTTGCTTTTTAAGTAACTTCATCATAATTGATAAACATCTGCTTTCGCTGTTTGCAGGAAGATAATCATCAAATGCAACCCTTGCCAACTCACAGTATCCATTCCAATGAGTATCTTTTACAAGATTAACTGATGCATTTTTGTTTATGCTTGGGCCTAGTTGCATCACTCCGTGAAGTTTTCCATCAAGAAAACATCCAAAATGTACATAGCACCTTGGATCAACCTTTCCACTATAGTGGTGTTTCTTTACGAACTCGTTGGCAATCTTTGCTGGGATTACCTTAACGACTATTTCCTTTGCTCTGCCCATTGCATAATGATTAAGTAGAGTGCATTTCCATTTGAGTTCTCATTAGCAAAGGTTTCGCAGTATTTGTAGTCGTCTGTTGCTTTTATATCCGCAATAGCGTTCTTTATCTGATCTGCCTGCTCATCCGCAAGCGTAAAGGTCATTTGCTGGAAGGGTGACTTATCCCCATCGGGTAGAGAAAACTCCTCCCCAAACTCCTCCGCCTTCAAGCTAAACCCACCAATATCCAATCCCCAGTCGGTAATTGAAGTAGCATCCCATTCGTTCGCAAGGATGTCCCAATCCCATTCACCGAATCCAACGTTGTCTTTGATTACGAACTCCGCCTGTTGCTCTGGGGTTAACTGGTCTGCAATTAAAATGGGCACCTCCGTAAGTCCAGCTGCCTGGCATGCCTTTAGTCGCATGTTGCCCCCTAGGACAATCATATCGCTGTCCACTACGATAGGGCGCAGCTCTAGCATTTGAGGGAAGTCCTTGATGCTTTGTACTAGCTTCTTGAATTTATCGTCCTTAATGAAGCGGGGGTTGGTCTTGTTTGGGATGACCTGGGAAATAGGAACGTGTTTCATCTCAAATAGTTATAGTAGCAAAGGTAGTCGTTAATCACACGTGTTGTGCCTTTTTTGTACACCTCCTGGGCAAATAGCCCATCCGCTTCGTATAGCATTTGGAATCGGCTCTTGCCAATGGTTCCGATCTTTACCATGAAGGAGGCGGTATCAATGTTCCCGACCCGTGGGGATTCCGTTGCCCGTAGGCGTGGCTCTCCATTGCGAAACACCTGCGCCCAGTTTACGAAGTCCTCGTTGCAGTCCTTGACGGCATTGTACCAATCGGGATGGATGATATTGTCATCGTCCAGAAAATACACGTAGTCGTTATGGCTTGCGCTTATTTGCAGGTAGTCAATCGCTGCGTTGCGCAATGGCGCACCCCACGCACCTCCAAAGTTAGAGCGGATTACATTTATTCCTTTTGGGATGTTGCTTTTACGTGTGGAGTAGTCCAGCATCACCAACCATTTGCACTCCGCTGGGATGCTCTCACGTAGGTATTCCAGGTTCTCTGGACGGGAGCAGGGGGTGATGATGTGGATCATTTTGTACGTACAAATTTTACGCACTCATTGAATGCGTCATCGTTGATCTCTTCGCTCTGGAACTCCAAAATGAAGTTTCGCCCCTTCCTGCGGTACACCTCGTAGTGGTGAATCATGACCCCTGCCATGTCCACGTTTACTCGCAAGATGTAGTGGCGGTTGATTACGGCATCAAGGGTGAACCCGTGATAGGTGGTGTTGGTGGATTTCATTTAGATATTCTTTGGTTAATTTGGTTCCGAAGTCAGCTTCGTGGTGGCAGGGTCGGCACAATGCCATCAGGTTCTCAATTACATCTCGGCTCTTGCTCCCACCCATCCCCCTGGGGTTGATGTGGTGAATGTCAACAGCACGGGATCCACACACCTCACACGGCACGAACTCCACGGGGCTGATGCCCATGGCTTGAAAGTATATTTTAGTGTGTTTTTTCAAAACGCTCTCCGAGATAAATTGCCCCCGTTATTTTATCCAGCTTTATTTCGGTTGCTGCTTGCAATCCGTATCGGTCAATGAGTTGAAGCATCGCCTCTTGGTCGGCACGGACGCACGGCAACTGCTCCCATCGGCTGCTGAACCACACCTTTTTTGTCTGGGCTTTCTTGGCTTTCTTGTAACTGATCACCGCATCCACCATCCAGATTGCCTTGCTTGGTTCGCAGCTCATCAATCAAAGTTCAAATTGTTGTCGCTCATCAATTCACGTAGGCGGTCACGGCACGCATAGTACGCCTTGATCTCCTCCTCGTGCATTCCATCATGGGAGTATTTGGTATTGCTGCGAAGCCATTGATCCAATTCCCAAAGCACGGAGTGCATTCGGTGGCCTTTTGTTGCCATATCAAACTCAATCTGATCTTCTGGCAAGTTGTATTCTAGTGTTGCTTTCATTTGTCGTTCATATTTTGCGAAATTTGATACACAAAGTGTTTTGTTTATCAAAGTTGACCTACAATGGTGTAATTGTCCAGCTCGGGTTCCTCAACCCCCATAAAGAACTCCTTGTACAAGGCGATGGCCTCGTCCAGTTTCTCCTTGCCTGACTGCAAAAAGTCGGGGGAGATGGTGTAGATGCCGATGTCCAACGAACCCTTGTCAATGGCAATGAAAATAAACTTCTCAATCGGCACTCCAAAGAGGCGGGTGTAGATGTAGGCCTGCATGTCGTACCCGTACTTCTTGGCACTATACGGGAAGGCACGCAGGTCGCTAGTGGTTTTCAAGTCGGCAATAAACCCAGGGGAGTATATGTCGGCTTTTGCTCGGAAAGGCAAGCCCTCAATATACCCGATCTCTGGCACCTCAAAGCTGCACCCTTGAATGTACCCCATCACCGCCTCGTTGCGAAGCAAGGCATCTGCAATACGCTGTGCCTCCTTCAATTCCTTGGCGGTGATGATCTTCCCGCCTCTTGCTTTTGCTTCCTGCCAGGTCTTTGTGTTCTTTGACTGCACATCAATGACCTCGTAATCCGCCATCAGTTCGGGTTGCAATACCATCACGTGCGCAAGTTTACCCACAGTAAACGCATCCGAATCTTCCTGCCCGTACTTCGTAACGTAGTGGTAGGTCTTTGGGGATTGCAGCAGCAACTTGCATGCGCTGGACGAAAGGGCGGAACGGCCTAGGTTCCCGTAGTAGAAATCATCGTCAAGCATTTGCTCCAGGAGCGTTTCACGATCCCAGGTGGTTCCGTTCAGTAGTTTGATTACTTTCATTTTTGATTGGTTTTAGATGCATCTCTGCGTTGTTTTTCTTTCTTTGCTCGGCAGAACTTACAATCCGCCCGTTGGTAGTACACCACCTCGTTTTTGTTGACCCGCTTGCAATGCGTGAAATACTTTGCCTGCACAAACTTGCGGCACTTCGTGCATTCACGATCCACAAGTTCTTTGAAAATGCGTTGCATCAGAAGTGCAGGTATTTAAAGTCCTGCTCCATCGCACGTTGGTACAACGGCTCCCAGTTAAACCCTGGCACCATATCGGGTTGGTACGGGTACTGATCAACGTCACCGATGCCGTAAGCATCCACAACGTCCAACCGCCAACGCATCATGTCATTCACGGACTTGAATCCTGCCCACGTGGCAAAGACCTCATGGTATGACCCAGCAATATCTTCGGGAGCGAGACCTTGGTTCTCGGCCTCGTACATCAAATCGGTGTAAGTCACTTGCATAGCACCTGGGCAATATAGGATGGAACAATGAAGATCGCCAAGAGGGCGGTGCTTACGATGAGGTACCACGCCAACCATACGGTGACGTCTTGGAACCAGTTGATCAGTTTGTCTTTCATGATTGATTGGTTTTTAATCATACCCAAAACTACAAACTAGATTCCAGATGGCAAAATTTTATTTACATTTTTTTCTGCCATTGCGCATAACATACTGACAATCTTTGTTTTGGGTCTGAAAATTCTTTGTTCATAACCTCGTCACTCATGCAGCGTTGCACAAATTCCTGCTGATCTTCCGTGGGTTTAGGGTTGGGTATTGGCATAGTTTAAGATCTTAAATGTTTTAAGTGGTGCGATGTCTATCAATTCCAGGCGGGAGATCACGTCCTGCCTGCCTTCTCTGTTGTACAATTTGTGGTACGCCTGCTGCTTGGGTACAAATTCCTTCACCACCAACCGCTCACACAACGCAAGCAGCTCCGTTCGGGACACCATCGCAAGACCTTGGATGGCTTCAATATCAAAGGCAATGTATTCGGCCTGACCAAATAGCCAGCCGTCATTGCCCCTCACGTTGATGAACTCCACCCAGATCTCATGCGGGTAATTGTTTCCCTTCACGTCAACCGAGGTCTGACCACCTGGGCGCATCACCCAATAGTCAATGTGGTAGTTGATGTCCTCGTGCCTAGTGGACTGGCGGCATTGGTAGCCAATGGCCTGGCAAGCGTCAACGAATCGCTGCGCACTCACCCTGCCCAGGTGATCACTATCCGACCACCTCTGATTGCTCACCATAAGCTGAATGCAATGCGGTCAGTTCCTTGATCCACGACCCCCACAATTTAGGCGAGCAAGTGCAAGGCACGACCATTTTGTGACGGAAGGTACGGGCGTGAATCTTTGCAATCTCCTCCCGCTCCTGGGCGGTCAGCTTATGCTTGCCGATCACCGTCCCCAGAAACTCATATTCCTGCTGCGTCAGGCATTCGGGTGACTTGAACGGGAACAATCTATTCAGCTTCTCCTTGCGTGCATCACAACCGCAGTCAATGCCCGTGGCCTCGCTGAACCAATCCACCGCTGCCTTGATTCCCGTTGCCGTGGTGATCGTTTCCACTACATCACCCACGCCTTTTGGCTTCCTTCCACGCTTCGTAGGTGCCTTCGGTTCTTTCTCTGATTTCATTTTTGGTCTTTTTTAAGGTTTGTCGTATTGAATCCCTGCCGATACCCGTCCCCCTGGACAGTGCCGAGATGGTAAAGTTCGTGCTGATCTCCAATACCTGGGCATCGTACCATCGAATCGCCTTCATCTCATCGCCAATGGCAGATACAAGCTCCTCCCAGGTGCGATCCTCCTCATGGTTGTATTCGTCTGTTGATGCTGCGAGCCATTTGTCCAGCTCGTACATATCACCGAACGAGATCTTTTGCACCTTCTTTTTGGTGGCCGATATTTTCAAACACAAATTGACGCAAGCCCGATACACGAAAAAGAAATTCACCTTCCCCTCTTGTATGAAGTGGGTCTTGCCTTCGCTTTCTAGCACCAGTAACCGCAGGAAAACCTCTTGCACAACGTCCTCTGCGAGTTCGTAGTCCACATATCCCTTGATGAAGTTAACTAACTTCCTGCGGTTCTGGCGGTAGAAGGTTTCGATCATGTGAACACGGCTTTCATTTGCTCTACTTTGTGCCGTAAAGATAGGACTTCCTCCTGAAGGAGAGATATTTGCGTATTTTTTTGCGCAATTCTCTGCCTCAATTCGTTACGTTCACCGACTACGGCATCAAAATCTGGCAACGTATTGTCCACCTCTTCAT